GGATATCAATATTCTTAGGACTTCTTTCGGTAAAAATTAATTTAGAAATATCCTCATGTAACTTTTCAGTATCATTAGAAACCACAGAATTATCTTCAAATAAAATTGGTTTAGCTAACTTTAAATTAGCTTCTTGTAATTCTTTTTTTGAAAATTGGTTTAATAAAGCTATATTTTCTTTAACAAATTCTGTAGCTTTTTCTCTATTAGATTCAATTTTATTTTCGATATTTTCGTAAACCAAAAATTGTGTTTTTAACGCTTTGTTTTCTCTAAGTGTTTTTATATATTTTTTGAAGAGTATCTTTTTAGATTCATCGTTTGAAACTATCCCTTCTGCAATTATTTCACTAAAAGCGTTTTTTATTTTTCCAAAATTTTGCATAACTAATTTTTTATTAATAAATATGGTAGATTTAAGCAAAAAGCTTATTCATCTAACATTTTATTTATGTCATTTATCATATTATTAACATCTTCGTTAATCTTTACGTTTTTATCGTAAATTTTAACTCTAACATCATGTTCTTTGTCATTTTTTTTAACCGACTCTACCAACACATCAACAAATCTTTTTTGATATTTTTCAGCCCTTACTTTTAATTGGTTTTCTAATTTTATTTTTTGTTCACTTAAAAGTTTTTGTGTTTTATTTAATGATTCCGATAACCCTTCTGGTGTTTCAGGTGTTGTACCAGCATCAGGTGTTGTCTCAGCTCCAGCCGCAGGTTCTTCTGCACCAGCTTCTGCTCCAAAATCTAAATCACCACCACCAGCTTCTGCGTCTTCACCACCAGCTTCTGCTCCAAAGTCTAAATCTTCACCACCTAGACCACCACCTCCGAAGCCGCCTCCACCGCCGCCTCCAAAGCTACCACCTCCACCGCCGCCTTCAGCGCCAGCTTCATCACCACCTTGAGCACCTTTAAGAGCTGCTTGGTAATCACCATATATTTTATCAACAGCGTCAAACATACCAGTATGTTTAATAACAGCTGATGTATTTTGTAATTCAGCGGATGCTGCTTTTTCCATTCGTTGTTCTAGTAAATCTTGTTTAATTTCATCGTCAGACCAACCCAATATATCTCTATGAGCTCTAGTCCATGACATAACACCAAATCCGTTACCAATATCAGATACAGAATCTTTAACTAGTGAAACTTTTACTTGCATATGTTCAACCTTAAGCATTTCAGCTTGTGTAGATGGGTTATTTAACGTAAGTGTAAAGTTATCCAAATCATCTTCAAAACCTAATAAGAATAAATGAATAATTGCTAATTTATTTAGTTCTTGTAACATAGATTGTTGAATACGGTTAATTGTTCTCGAAAAACGAATATCTTGTAAAGCAAGATTTTTACCCTCTCCAGTTGCTTCTTCAAAACCTAAAAATGGTTTTGGTACTCGCAATGCTGTAAATAAATTTCTCTGTAAGTATTCAATATCTGCAATTTGGTCTAAGTTTGAAGCACCAGGCAACGTATCAATTGGGTTAGGCGCGCTTTCATCCCTAACTGGAATAAAGAAATCTTGGTCATTAGAAAGCTGATTATATCTTAAATCAATTTGACCAGTTTGAGGGTCAACAATTGGCATACGCTTAAATCTATCAGCAATAGCGTTTACATATTGTTCAACATCAGCGTCATCAATGTTACCTACATATATTTTATAAACACGTCTTTCTGGAGCTCTAGTAACACGATATACAAGCATTGAATCTTCAGATAAGATAAGTTGTTTCCAAATACGTCTAGCTTTTTCTAAAACACTGGTACCGTATGGTAAACGTCTGTCATCACCTAACAAACGAAAATGTGCAATTTGCCATGAATTAAATTCAACGTCTCGCCCTCTCCAGTAAAATTTAACTCTATCTCTATTTTCAGATTGGTCGTCAGAATATTCTCTACCGCTAACTAAATCATATAAACCAGCTTCTCTACGTTCTATCTCGTAGTTAGGCATTTGTTTTGCGGAAATAATACCTTGTCTATCGTTGATATTCAAATAAACAAAATTATCACCGTATTTACATGTATTTCTTGTCCACATAGGCAATGTAGTATGTAAATCCAAACGGTTAAAGAATAAATCTTCTAGGATACCCTTAACACGCTTACTATCAGAATAAATGTTAAGAACTCTACCTCTGTCATTAACAGTTGTTGATTCTTCCATCATTACGTCTAGAGCGGCTGCGATTGTTGGGTAAAATTCCATGGCTTCAAAATCAGCGTAAGAACCAACACGTGTAGTTTCGTAATTTATAGATTGTTGAAACAAACCATTTTCAACACGTTTCCAAGTACTTTGTAAATACTTGTTTTGTTGAGCTTGTAATTTTGCTGTTTCATATTCTTGTTTGCTAGTAGTTTTAAGCAACTCATTACCACCCAAATTAAATCTTTGTGTTGTTTGTTTTTGTGGTGGATTATAATCAGGGTTAACAACTCTGTTTAATTTTTGAAATATTGTTAAATTATCTTTTGCCATAGTATTTTTTATTTTAATATATTAAATTTATTGTAAAATTAAATAGTTATTACCTCATATTTGCTGGTTTAGAAAATAACCACGAATATTGACCTCTAGGGTCTTGAACGTTTTTATAAGCTGGGTGGTTAGTATTAACTACTTTTGTCACAACACCAGTATTTTGGTCTCTTTCTGTTACGGTAGGTGAACTACTTGAAGTAGCTCCATTCAACCAACTATTTAAAATTGCTTTATTTTGTTTTTCTAGTCTTTCTAATTTTTTAAACGAATGTTCCATAACCCATAAACACATCGCTAACGACATAAGTAAATCATCATGATAACCTTCCATGTGGTCTGGTCTACCATTTTTATAAATAAACGTTTTCATTTCAGAAACAAGTCTACTAGAACGAATTTTAACAGCGTTGGTTCTAATTTTATATTCTAAATTTGAAATCATAGGTAAACGAACATTTGTGGCATGGAACCCTGGTATTTTATCCTTTTGATTATAACTAGTTAACTCTCTTTGTCTTGCTGATAATATTTTACCACTAGCATCATCATAATGCAAACGCTTATAATTAAATTCCAACAATTTAAGAACAGTTGAAACACCCATACCTCCAGTTACATCGACAACAGTATATGCTTCATATAACTCACCGTATTCTTCTGCTATTTGAGCTAATAAATCTGGTTGTATTTTACCTTGATATTCCATGACTTGTTCCATAGTAGTGAAATCAATTATAACTATCGTAGAGCTATCTTCACCATCACCTCTAGACACATCGACACCCATTATATATTGATGACCAGCTTGTGGTTCTTCCCAAATCCAGATTTCGTTTTCAAGCCCCATCGTTATCTTAGGTTCAATCACATTGTTTTTTTCATGAAAACCTATGTATTCTTCACTAATTACATTACCCCCAGAACCTATAAATGAAACATCAAGCTCTTGAGCAATCATACGCGCATCATTGTTCATACCCATACACATCTGCTCGTACCATGTAGATGTAGGTTTCCAACCATCTTCAATCCTAGCTGTGTAAGACTCAAATGAAAAATATATTTCTTTTTCTACATCGTCACCCTTAACCCACCTTAAATCTTTATTATAACGCAAATCCTCATACCATTTCATTTCAATGATATTAAAGTTGTTCTTTTTTGTTTTAGCTTGGTCGTAAGTTTTGAAGTATAAAGAATCCATTCCGTTAGGTGTAGAAATAAGTGTTGCTCTACCCCCAGTACCTAATGCTGTAAGAGCGGCACCAAATACTTCGGCACCATTGTCAATATAAGCAGCCTCATCCATAATAAGAAACGTAGGTGTAAAACCACGCAAGGCATCTTTAGATGTTGCAACTGCTTTAACACGACTACCATTAGGTAACCTAATTTCTTTTTTAGAATCAGTAAGGAAAATTGATTTACCATCATTTTTAGGGTTTCCGTAGTATTCGTGACCCCATACCCATCTAGGTAATTGAGATAAAAAGTCTTTAATTTTAGCTAAAAACTCAAAAGCTAATTCTTGCTTGTTAGCAATAATCAAAACAGCTTCTGGGTTATCTTCATCAGCCCAACCAACTTTAATTGCCATATAAGCAGCGGTTGTAGTCGAAACCCCAGCTTGTCGAGGTTTAGTAACTAAATTAAATCTATGTTTTTCATATGCACCTATAATTTCCTTTTGTCTAGGAAATAATTTAAAAGGAACAAATCCTTCTTGTGTTTTATCAAAAGTTTCTAAATAATTCTCAATCGCATAAACTGGATTCATAAGACATTTAGAATACTCTTTAAATATTTCGGTCGTTGTAAAACTCATAATATTGTTTTTACTATAAATATTAATTATATTGTAAAAAAAATATAAATACGATAAATACTTTACTTTTTTTCTTATTTTATTATATTTATAAAAAAGAAATTATGAGAAAAAAATTAAAAGAAACAGAAAAAAAAGGTAAATTAACGGCTAGTGTTAATAAAAAAGTATTAGATAAGCTAAACTTTCTACATAGTAATGTGTCAAAACATGTTGAATGGTTGATTTATCAAGACCTTAGAAAAAATAACGAAATAGATGAAATGCCTTTATAATATGGGTTTAAAAAAATATAATACCGATGAAGAACGTTTAGAAGCTAAAAGAGTTTCCAATAAACGATATCGTGAAAATAATAAAGAAAAAATAAAAAATAAAAACGCAAAATATGTGATAGAAAATAAAGAAAAAATTAACGAAAAATCTAAAACTTATTATATTAGTAATAAAAATAAAAAAATTGAATATTATAATAAAACTAAAGAATTAACCAAAGAACAAAAATTAGAATATGCTAAAGAATACAGAAAAAATAATCCAAATTATCACAAAGAATATTATCAGAAAAACAAAGAAACAATTAAAAAACAAAATGTAGAAAATGAAAAAAAACGTTTAAAAAACGACCCTTTATTTAAATTAAAGAAAAACATTAGAAATTTAATAAGACAAACTATAAAACGAAATAATTTTAAAAAGAACACCAAAACCTTTATTATTTTAGGGTGTGACCCAATTGATTTTAAATTATATTTGGAATCTAAATTTGAACCTTGGATGAATTGGAATAACTACGGTTTATATAATGGTACACTTAATTATGGTTGGGATATAGACCATATAATACCATCTTCTAATGCGATAACAGAAGAAGAATTAATAAAGTTAAATAATTATACCAATTTACAACCATTATGTGGTTATTATAATCGTAATGTTAAAAGAAATATTTAAATATTTCTTGTGCTGTTAGCATATTTCTTCTTTTTATATTATAAATATGCTGAAATCAAGTAAAATAAAGGTTTTAAAATAAATAAGGGGCTAAAAGCCCCTTATCTTAGAATAAATCATCACTATTGAAGACATCATCATCGTCCTCATCTAGTTCAATATCGTTACCAAACATTATTTCATCTAATGTGTAATAATCTTTATCTTCTTTAGAATTTAACTCATTCATAGCGTTATCAAATTCTTCTTCTTGTAGTTCTTGTTTAACACTACCCATAATTTCTTTTACCATTTTTTTACCCTTGTTTGTACCAGCTAAAATTTCTCTCATATTTTCATTGAATTCATTTACTGGCATAGAAGCTAACTCCATGTACAATTGATGTTTTAAATTAAAATCGTCAGCATCAATACAATCTGTAAATCTATCCCACAATGCTGGTCCAATTCTCATATCCCATGGTTCGGCTGATAAGAAATCTGCCTTATCAACAACATAATCACCTAACTTTTTATCTTTAGGTAAACCATGTGCTGATAACAATTCCATAACACCTTTAACTAGTTCATGAATAAGTACTGGGAAAATCATAGCTTCAGCTTCAATAACAGCCTTAGGGTTATCAGCGGTTGGAAACGTCACCTTAACAACACCACCACTAGTACCGTTATCCATCTTAGGTATAACATAATACATATAATCAGCCGCCGACATAACTTTTGAATAACGATTCAATAATCTTGGGTCCATGTTAGTTAATTCATCATCAACCATATGGAACATATGATTTGTTTTTTTCGCGGCACCTTGAATCATTGCGTTTAAAAATCTTCTTTTATAAATTTCACCTTTTGCGTTTACCATATCTTCATGGCTTTCAAATTGAAAATCATTAGATTTAGGTGTTGGGTGTTTTTTAGTACCCTCTAACGAAATCTTAGGTGACAAAGTAGCTTTTATCTCAACAATATCTTCTGGCATATCATACTCATCGCGAATCATTTTCTCAGCCAATTTTTCTAAGTCTTTTTTGTGTTTAGTTTCCAAAGCCATTGTTTCGTGAACCATTGGCATCATTTGTGTCATTAGTTGAGTATTATCAATTTCATCAACATCAAATGCGCGTTTATAACGGTTAACAACTTCACTGAAACGTTTACCCATTATCTTTTGTTCAAAGTTATTTTCATCACCCTCAGGTATAGCTGGGTGTTTACCTAACGAGTGTTTTCTTTCAGCTAATTCTTGTTCTAACTGTGGGTGCATTCTTTCTGTTATATTATCACCATAAACAACACCTTCATTTAATTTTGATTTGTTTCTGTTTAGTGATTTTAATAATGCTTGTTCAGCTATTTTTCTGTAATTGCTCATATATTACTTTATGTCTTTTTTCTTTATAGTTTTTATTACTCTATTTTCCATAACTGGTTGCTGTTGTGGTTGTGAACCAGTTTTAGCTAAATCTTTAATACCTTGGACTAACCCAGTAAGCCCATTTCTAGGGACTCCAATCATTTCAGCAAATGCAGCGATAACTTCTCTTTGTGCCAACTTGTTTGTTTTAATGCTCTCTATGATAGTTGCTGGAATTCTTTTTTGGATAAGACCCATTAATTTTTTAGCTTTAATAGTCATTTCTTCATCACTTTCTTGGCCAGTCAACCCAACTTCACTTAAGTCTTTTTTCTTAGGCGCACCAAACACTCTACTTTCAAAGAATTTTTTAAATTCATGTAACCCCATATATCTCTCATCTTCAAGCATAGTAGTAGCGGCCAATTCTGGGATTGTTTTAAATTTTTTAAATTTACCAGTTTTTTCGCTTACAATAAAATGTTTAAATTCACCTAAATTAAGGCTTTCAGGTTCAGTACTTTTATTTTCACTTTCAGTAGTTAATTTTTCCATTTCAAGCATTGGTCTAGCTATTTTACTTTCAAATTCATCAACATGGTAAATCATGTTACTACCATCTTCATTTAATTCATCAAAACAATAAACACCCATGACTACATTTTTATCTGGTGTTATACCTCTTACCATTTGGTATTTTTTATCACCAAGGTTAAATGGTTGAGCTATTTGTCCAGATTCAGCATCTTTTACATTTGATAAGTACTTTATCGTTGCTCTATCTTGAGGTTGAATTACATTGTCAATCTCACCAACCAAAGCTGAAGATGCACTTTTAGCAGACGCTGCTTTATCAATAATAACAGTGTCGTCTTTTTTTAATTTATTAGTACCAGCCATTGTCTGAGCATCATTAGGTGATGCGACAATATATGTAGCTTCTTTTAATTTATTTTTTGTGTTCATGTTTGTTTATATTATAATTCAATATTAGGTCTTTTTCGTATAATTTATCTTCAACTTCAGATAAATCTTCACCAAATTTAAAACAAATTCTTTTTTCTGGATACGTGTCATAATCGTCAATATTTTCCCAAGCCAAAGCAACTACACCATCAATAGCATCCCAAACTGCAAATGTGTCACTATTTTGTATCACATCTAATTTTAACTCAGATTCAAGTCTACCAACTTTTTTTATAAAAGAATCATGCGGTGGTTGTGGTCTTCCAGAAGCTGGGTATGTATCCCACTCATCACCATCTATATCTTCTGTAGTGTCAGAAAATATAAATTCATAAAGGTAATCACCCTTATAATCTTTACCAACATAGTTTACATATATCAAATATAATTCTTCCATTATTCTTCAGCTTTTGGGTCTGGTTGTGATTCTCTTTCTGGTAAGAAAGGTTTATTACGTCTAGACGGTTGAATCATAGGTGATTCTTTGGGTTTTGTTTTAGGCTCCGCTGGTAATACTAACGGTTCTTCATAGTTAAAAGTTTCGTTTAATTTCATTTTTAGATAATTTTTATCAAAGATACTAAAATTTTCTGACATATTCAACCCTTCATTAGAAGTTTTTTTACCCCACTTCTTGCCCTTACCTCTTGTACCACAAGCTGATGGTGTAGGTCTACAAGCTGGATATTTAGCTCTTTCCTCACCATCTTTTCTTCCACATGTTTTACATTTTTTTCTACCAGTATCAGGGTCTTTTCTACATGTGTTACAATCAACCCATCCTTTTGATTTACCCTTACCACCCTGTCTCTCAAACCATCCATGAAGTCCTTTGCTTTTTTCTTTTGAGAAATCAGTTTTTTTTGCTTCATAAATAGATAATTCACCTAAATCTTCTTTTTTCTTATTAGGTTTAACAACATCAAAAGAATTTATATCTTTTGGGTTTCCATATTCTGTATTAATTTCTGGTTTTGTATATCCAAATTTTCCATATATACCATTTGGTTTAAATAAATTATCACTATATTTAAAAATTCTTGGTGGTATTGTATTTTTAGTTCTAACGTTCTTAGAAACACCTTGAGGTGTATAAGCAAAATCAATGATAACACCATTAATCATTGGTACTATATGGTCTTCCCATTCATTATCAGAAATATTGTTTTCTTTTCTGTATTCTTCACTCATTGGCATATAAACATAATCTGATTTTATACCATTATTCTTTGCCCAATTAATCATATCTCTAGTAAAAAAAGAACAATTACCTAAACTATTTTGAATATCGTATTCAGTATCTTTCATATATTGATTTACAATACGACTAATTTCTGATACGTTTTCATTTATTGGTTTAGATTTAGTTTCTTCACCTCTTTGTCTTTTCTTTCTAGCATCACAATGAGCTTTTTGACTGAACCCTTTAGGGTTATTACAATCAATACTTTTTTTATAATCGCTAGACCATTTTTCTTCAATAACTTCATTTAAAGCATATCCAGAATTAATGCTCCACATACCATTTTTTGGTGGGGTGGTAGGTGGTATATAATCACTATCTGGTCCTAATCTTTTAGCTAGACCTTTTTTAACTAAATCTTCCCACATATTAAAACCATCATACTTACCTGTTTCTTTGTTATATAGGAAAATAAAATCAGATGTGAATTTATCAAAATTATTTAAATTGTCTTTCAACCATTCATTAAACTCTTGATAAAATTTTCTCATTATACCCTTACCCCTATATTCTGGATATATTTCAACTTTTTGTATTTGTAAATTTTGGTTTCTAGTTTCTTTGTCTGTATAAATAAAAGCAACAAATTTACCAACTTTATTATTTCCATCTAAAATTTCAATAATAAATTGATTAGCACCCTCACTACCCTTTGATAATTTTAAAGTAAAGTTATCAAATTTTGCGATGTTTTTTAATTTATTCATAAAATCAACAACATCTTTACCGTAAATAAATCTACTTAAAGAATTTAAACTTCTAGTTAAAAATGTATCCACCTCTGCTTTTGGTTCTTCTGAAGTAATAACTTCATTAACAGATTCATTTGAACTATTCCCCCAATTAGCTGCACCAACCTTACGACACTTAACAAGAGCACCTGAAGCGTAGGCACTAGGCCATACATCATATCTAGACCTTACTTTGTGGTAACATGCGTCTTTTTTCTTTTTCTTTTTTTTCTTTTTACCCTCTTCAATAACTTCATATATTTCATATGCATCGTCATCAAAATTGGTTTCAATAATTTCAACCATTAAATCACCATTACCCTTAATAACTCTATGATAAACATTCTTAGGGATAAAATATTCTTCACCAACTACAAGTTTTCTTGGTAACTCGTTATCAAATTGAACTGACCAATCATTTTCATTTAAAGGCAAAACAACTCTATCCTCGTGGTCTCTATGCCATATCAACTCACTCTCAGGCACGTTGTCTGAAAATGTTCGTCTTATTATATTACCTTGTTTTTCTTCTTTATATGGTTTCATAGTTATAAATTTATTACCACCAAGTACCGCCACCTGATAATCCTAATAGTTTAGCATAACGAGGCAAACGACATGCCCAATAACCTGGTTTTGTTTTATCATTTTTAGTTTTACAATTATGTCTATCAGCAAATGCTTTTCTAGCCTTAGGGTCTTTTAATTTAACTGCTAAATTACCACCACCAGATTTAGCTCCGAAAGACACTTTTTTAACTTTACCCGTCTTAGGGTTTCTTACATAAACATAGAACTTTTTAGAACCACCACGCTTAGGTTTACCTATTTCAACTTTTTTACCTTGATATTCAGCTTCAGTTAAAGTCTCAGTATCAAACTCTTCAAATATAGTATTTAATTTAACTCTGTTTTCATCAATTACAATAAAACCATTGTCATAATCCTCAACAATGAATTGGTCGTTCTCATTCAAATCAATAAGCCCTTTATTTTTTAATTGTCTTACTTCTTTAACAAGAGTTTGGAATTTTTCAGAACCATATCTAAAAATAGATTCACCTAACGCAATTTCATTGGTTAAGTGATAAGCTAAGTCTTTAGATACAGTAACTGGTTGATTTAATTTCATTGGTTGCGCCCATTTTGAATAATCCATTTCTTCTTCAGAATCATTATGGTAATCATTAAGTGACCCTTCAATAAAATGGTATACTTCTTCAACATCATCAGCTGAAGTTGCTATGTGGTCTAACGCCCATCCATGGCCATCAGATAATAATGTATCAACTTGGTCGCATTCCATTTTTAACAATTCAGAACCTGCGTGTACCAATGTTTTAAGGTTTTGCCAAAACATGTAATTGTTAGACTCACCATGGTTTTCATTTATTCTATTTTCTTCCATAAATTCCTCACTACCTTCAGGTGCAAAAATGCTTAGTTTTTTAGGTTTATCAAGCATAAATTTACTTTCTTTAATATCTTCTTCACGTGATGAAAAATCAAGCTCACCAGAACCACCATCCCCGTTATCGGGTCCACCGAAAGAATCGTCTCCACCATCGGCATCACCTTGATTGTCACCATCAAAATCTTGTGTGTCATTTTCACCTGATTTATTTATCTTTTTAATAATATCGTTTTTATCTTCTTCATCCATTTCAGCTGTATGTGTAGCTGATATTACTGAGTTAATAGCAAATTTTTCTAACTCAAAATCTGGTTGACCTTGGTCCTTGGTGTATTGTCTAAGAGATTGACCCAATTTACCACTCAATTGCTCAATAAATTTTTTAGGGTCAGTTTCCTCATCGGCATCAACACCAGCATCAAAAGGTTCTTTATCAAACGGCATATCATTTGCTGGTTCTTCTGCTGGTGTTTCATTACCACCAAAATCGCCAAAACCAGCGTCATCAGCTGGTTCTGTTATTGGTTCAGCTGGAGCAGGCGCAGGAACGGCAGGAGCCGCTGGCGCTGGATTATCCAACTTCAGTTTGTATTTTTTACCTTCAGTTAAAGTTTTTTTTTTAAATCAGCAATAGCTTCTTGAATTTCCTCAATAGTCATTTCTTCATCTAAATCAACACCTCTACCTTTTAAAATATCAGCTCTAGTTACTTTACCATCTCCTGTTAAATCAGGGAAGTCTTTAGCTTCATCAACTTCGTGACCCATTTTATTTAACATAAATTTAGTCCCAGCTTCAATTTTTCTTTTAGCAAATTGCATAACATCTTTACCAGCATCGCCTAATAATTCAATAAATTCAGCTGCTGACATATTATCCAATCTATCCATTAACTCATCAGTTGTTGGTTCTTGTTCTGGTTCTATACCAAAATTTTCTTTAACTTTACCTTTTTTAAGCATTTTAAAATCCTCACCATCAATTTTACCGTTTTTATTGGCATCAATTTTTGATTGGTTACCTTTTAATTCTTCTTTGATACCTTTTTCTTTTTTAACGTCTCTAACACATGCTTCGTATTTTTCTTTGTCTTTACGACCAACACTAGCAGTACAGATAGCCCATGGGTTATCTTTAGATTCTTCTTCTTCTAATTCTTCCATTTCATTAAGCATCGCATCAATAGCTAACTCATCTTCAGTAAGTGTTACTTCTTCCATTTCATCCATGACTTTTTTACCAGCCAAGTTATCACCACCTTCTTCTTTAGCCTTAGCATCTAAGTCTTTACCTTTGGTATCTGTAATGTGTTTTGTAGCTTCTTTAGCTGCACCTTCTGATAATAATTTATCATCAACAAATACGTTAAAAGTATTCACAATATCATATGATTCGCAAATAGAATTGAATTTTAAATTCAAGTGTTTAGTAGCTTTAGCGTATGATGGATAAGCTTCTTGTTTTTTATTCTGTAAACCACCAATATATTTAAAATCTTCAACAGTAAGGTTTGAAGTTTTATCAGATACTTTAATGTAATATTCATGGTTTTCTCTTACAATACCATATGTTTTTCCATCTGGGCCAATTTTTGTTAACTCAACAGTTGAACGCGATAAACCTTCATTCATAGGTGTCATACCCATAAGTTGTTTCATACGTTCATTTATTTCATTTCCTTTAAGACCAATTGGATTAATTTTAAAATTTCTTTCCATAGTTTTATTTCTTTTTTAATTTATTTTTATCATTATGGTAAATTAGGAGACCCTAAATATACGTTTTGATTATCTCCTAACAAATAACATCCACTACCACCGCTAATACTTCTTATCATCACAGTAATAGACGAAGATGGTCCAACGCTAACACTTATACCATTAACAGTAGCAGTACAACCTGATGAACCACCATATATTGTACTGTAAGTATGTGCGGTAAAAACAGGTGCTGTAGCTGGTACAATCACACTATATATATCATTATTTTTTGGCATAATTTTTTCTTTTACTTATAAATATATTTATTTTTTCATTTATTCTAATATTCTTGAAAATATATTAAACACCGTAAAACCCATGAATAGGGTTTTTTGGAAATATTTCATTCACACCAAAATCAAACCCTTCTACTGCCAATATATCGTAATGAAACCCTTCAATAGTTTCTGAAGGTGTTATTACGTTAAAATTATCATCATAAACACCACCAGTTTCAATTAAACCGATAGCAACTACACCATACACACCATCACCAAAAATTAAGCCTTCAGAGGTTTCTACATAAACCCCCTTGTTTATTAAATCAGACATAGCTGATTGGTTATCATTATATTTTAATTTATATGTTCTCATATTATATATTTGTTAAAGATATTGCTTCCGCATCAGTTAAAGGCTCTGGAAATATAGCCATTGTTTTTATATATTTAGGGACATCAGTACCGTTTGCTACTAAATAATTTAATGTAGTTGTTCCAGTAAATGCGGTATCGGTAATAACCTTAGACCCATTTGAATAAATGTTAGCTGTTGACCCATTCCATGTAAACACTATACTAATAATATCAGCACTTGTTATAAATAAAGTTGTTGGAGAACCGTTCACAATCTTTGATACTTTTAATCTAGTGTTCGTACCATCATTAATTACTCTTAAAACATCGCCACTAGTTGAACTACCAGAAGCACTACCAACATACAACGACCCATTAGTAACTCTATGTTGGCTAGTGTTATTTAATAATTTTAAATACCATGAACCACCAGCTGCACCACCAGTAAAACCACTAATAACGTCTACCATAGCTTCAACGGCTTTAGTTACAGAAGAACCAGTTGTTTTAACATAAGATTCTGGTCTTAACGTAACAGTACTAGCAGAAGTAGTACCAGTACCATTAGTTACCAACATAATCGCACTAACTTCAACTGGTGTACTAGTATTAGTAGTTAGTTTTATTGGTCCATAATTACTACTAGCTCCATTAGATGTTCTAGTAGCGCTACAATACCATAAATTATCACCTAAATATGTTTTGGTAATACTCCCTATACCAGCTGTATTTTGCATACTAACATATATATCGTTGCTCGACCCAGTACCAAAATTAACTTCACCACCCCCTTGTTTTTTAGCTATAAAACTAAGAGTTACTGAATTACCAGCAAGGATACTTGCTGAATTATAATATTGTCCTTGTATTGTATTACCTGTAAATGTAACTTTACCGTTTAAACCTACACCCCAATCATTCGCACTAAAAGTAACACCACTGGCAACAACACCACTACCTGGTGTTGGGGTTGTAGCTGGTTCTGAATCTCTAAATAGATTAGTTCTTTGTGGTTCTAATAATATTGTAGGACAACCACCTGAAAAATCATAATTAATCCTAGGCATGTTAGTACCAACAATTTCATATTGTCCTGTTGAATTAATTATAGTTGCACCACTAGCTCTAGTAAATGTAAAATCACCACTACCATCTGAAGGTATGATACTATATATTTTTGATGTTTTATATGCGTTTGGTGTTACCAATAAGGTAGCTTTATCTAATATACTCATAATTAAATGTTGTTTAAATTCGTTAATTCTGTTATTAAACATGTTTCTGAAACAAAGGTACCACCATCATTAGAAACTCTATTCTTAAACGCGTCAACTAGTATTTGAATAGGGTCTGACACAAACGGTGTGTTTACACCACCAAAAACATCTGGATAATCACCGTATAAATAACATCCAGCACCACCACTGATAGTTCTAACCAATATTTCTATAGTAGAACCACTACCCATTTGAACATCAACACCGTTTATGTTTATGTTACAACCTGTTCTACCACCATCAACACCGTAGTATATTAAATTATACAAACTAGCATTTTGTGCTGGTATTACAAAATCACTTATATCGTTGTTTAAAGCCATGTTTAGTTTTTATTATAAATATTGATTAAAATAAAAAAAACACCTCTAAGGGTGTTTTTATTTTATTGTTTCTGGTGTTTTTGTAAGACATTATAAACATTTTTTAATATGCTTTTATGTTTATCACCCATTTTTGATATTGTTGTTTCAGTTTTAACCGTTTTAGTTCTTTCAATTATATCAGCTCTAGACGCCGCAACCATAATAGTATCATGATGGTTAATAACATCATGATGTTTTATGATATTAGGTTCTTTTTTATTTTTTACACTGGTTTTTTTAATTATTTCTGGTTCAACACTATCTAGACTATCAAGCATTTTTTTTATAACCATAAAATCTTTTTGTTTCTGGTTATTATCAGAAACCAATTGATTATTCAATGACAACGTTTCAGTGTAGTTTTTAATCAAAACGTTATACTGGTTAGCTAATCCACTACAATCATCAGTTGACATATAAGCTGTTGCAACTGATGATAACGTAGATAAGATTACAACAACCAAAAAGGCTTGGAATCTATGCGCTGGTTTAAGATTTTTAATTGCTTCAAACATGGTACTATTTTATAAATAAATATCGTAATTAAGCGATTAGTAAACTTTAATTGTAGGATATTCAACTATTGTTACAAATTTTCTGACTGTGCTAAACTTTTTTTCTAAAACTTCATCCAATAATTTAGTTTTGTCTTTATTTTCGTAATAATTTGTAATTCCACCATAACCCATATCAATAGTATAGGTTAAATCTTTCCACCCAAACCATGACTTATATTGCATGTTGTAAGTGTTATTTCTTTCTACGTATCTAATTTTAATTGTCTTCATCTTCAATATTTAATAATTCATCATCAGCAGCCTTACCAAAACTAAAACCATCATGATGATACAATGTGCCATTTTTTTTGTGCGTTTCTTATATCTTTAGGGTCTTCAAGTCTAGTTAAATCACCAGAACTATCTTCTTCGTAATAACCCTCATCTAACCAATTTCTAAAAAATAAACTCATAATTAATACATTTATAATTTGTTATGCTTTGCTATGTGTTGGTTCAAATTAGACTTCCCACCAATTTCTTTACCACATATTTCACATTTAAATTTAGGTAAAGTCTTATTCTTATTCCATGTTTGTTTACCTTTCTTTGATTCGCTTATTTTTTTACTATGGGCCAACGTTCTTTTAGGTTTTGGTACTCTTAATTTAGCTTTATTCTCCTCTTTTTTCATAGGATTATTATCACCAGATAATGCTATTCTCATTTTTTCTTTATATTCATCTGTTTGATGGAAATTATGTGATAATCTTTTTTTAATGGTCTCTTCACTTTGTTTAACACCTAATTGATAGTTTCTTAATTTATACTTATGTTCTTCAGTTTTAGGGTATCTTAGTTTTTCTCTGGTTTCAGGTGAAGGGTTAAACTGTCCATCACCACCATCTGTCATATTAACCAAAGAACCTTCATTTAAATCTTTACGACCATATTGTTTTATCAATTTTTTCTCCATTTCACAAGCTTGTTCCCATGTTTCACAATAATCTATTATTTCTACTGAATAACCATGTTTATTGACTATATTTAACCAATATTTATTTTTTCTGTTTTTAGCGTCATAAGCTCTTTTTTCATCTTTACCAATACCAACATAAAAAATTTCATTAGTATCATTTCTTCTATGTAAATAAACTGTTATCATATTATAATCTTTTATTATAAATATAACAACTTTCTATAAAAGCCGCTTTAATTGGTGGCTAATTGGACAGTGGTGCTTTAATTGTTGGGTGTGATTGATAATTTTCTAATTCTATATCCTTATGTTGAATTGTATCTCCAAAACATGGTGATGATGATAAAAATTTCCATGAACCACTAACTTTTATTGTTGGTAATGGAAAAGGTTCTCTAGTACGTTTTGGTACACCGTATTCATCACAAAACTTTGTTATTATTTCATCTTCATTTTGTGAATGACCGTAATCCATTAATCCATGATAACCTAATACATCAACACCATAGTCAACTCTTTCAATTATATCTAATTCTCTCCCAATCTGTTCTTTGGCTTGTTCAATATGATTTGAATATAAATGAACATCACCCAAATTACCAATCAACTCATCAGGAACCATATTAACTTCTTTTGCTATTATCTCCAATAACAATCCATAAGAAGCAATGTTAAATGGTAAACCTAAGAATGTATCTACTGAGCGTTGATTCCACATTAAAGAGATTGCTCTACGTGGTATATTGGGGTCTTTAGCTGTAAGTGTACCAATAGTATACTTAGTATCAACTTCACCTACTCCTCTTCTTTTATTGTATAATATGTTCAATTCACTTATAGTCAACTCTCTTGTATAAACTTGAAACCCATAATGACAAGGTGGAAGAACCATCTGGTCTAATTCTCCTACATTCCAAGCATTAACCATTAATCGTCTTGAGTCTGGATTTGTTTTAAGGTCGTTGATTAGGTTTTGGATTTGGTCTATAAATTCTATTTTATCTATTTTGAATGGAGGGTCCAACCTTTCATCCCACGATTCATTAACTTTTTTCCAACTTCTCCATTGTTTACCGTATATGAAACCTAACTCACCCCAAACTTGTGCAAACGTATTATCTGTTTTTATTTTATTGATGAATTCTTCTTCTGATAATAATTCACTTAAATCCAATTTGACACTATCCTTCCAATGGTCTGGTATGTCTGTTTCAACAACATTTTTATTATGGTTTTTGTAATTTTCAGTACAATTATTTAAATAATTCTTATAAGCATCGCCATCCCAAATATGACAATTATTATCAACTAAATACTTTATATTTGTATCACCTCGTAAGAACCAAAGAAGTTCTGTTACGATTGTTTTGAATGGCATTTTCTTCGTTGTAAGTAATGGGAAACCTTCTGACATTTTATGTCTGATTTGTCTTCCGAATACACTAATGGTACCAGTCCCAGTACGGTCAGTCTTTTTAGTACCGTTTTCTAAAATGTCTTTTAATAAGTCTGTGTATTGTTTATCTAAATTATTCGGCATCTTTTTGTAATTTTAAAAATGTGTCAATCTGTTCTTGACTTGGTTTAGCGTTCTCATGTTCTTTGGTAAAATTGTAAGTTCTACCATAGCTAGTTGTGATTTCTTTCTCACCTTCAAAAAATCCAATTAATTCTTGTTTTTTTAAAGATTCTACTATTTGTTTTTGGTCGTCAATAATTAAAAAGCATTTAGCTAACGGGATGTGATAAGCTCTTAAAACGTCCCCTTCATAATTTAATAAACTAAGTTTATTATATTCATTATATTTTGTTATTTGATTCTTTATCATCTTCTAATCAATAAATATTTGTAATTTTTTTGTGGTTTTTCAACAATTTTTGGTTCAAAAACTTGTCTAACATTTTCATAAACTTTTTGATTGAAATGATAGTTGGTTAGTTTAACTTGAGCCATTCGTACATACTCACCATCACAATCTCTATGAACTATTTTACCATCAACTGTTGGGTAGAAATAAACCATACCACCCTTATTTTTAGTGTTTGTAACTAAATCTCTATAATTATTTCTAAATGTAAATATTTGTATGGGTTTAGTGTTCATCACAACTCTACTAACTTTATCTAATGAAAATGGTTCGTAATTACTAACTTCATCAAGTTCACAATGCATAAACATTGGTGAATCTACAACACCAATAAAAGGACATCTTTCGACATCCTTTATTGTTGTTTGGTTTGTAATTTCCATAGTTAGTCGTTAACTATAGTAGCAGCAGCTGATGTTGTTATTTTTTCATAGTCATCCATCGCTGACTTCATTTTAGCATACAACGCTGGGTCGATACTTTCAGTTTTTTCGTAATAAACAGAAACTGCATTGATAGCTGTTATCATTGAATTTGTAACATGTTGCGCTTTTATCTTTTTCTCAGCGTCTTTTAATTCAGTTACTTCCAATAAGATTGCACTAGGGTCAACTTTATCCATTTTTTCAAAAGCATATGTTTTAATGTGAGAATTAAAAATAACCCCTTGACTATCTGCCAATTCAAAACGAGTGTAGTCGGTTTCGGAAACGTTTGAGTATCTGTATTGACCACCGTTGTTAAAAATAATTGTTAGGTCTTTTGAAGTTTTATCATACGTCGATGCGCAGATATTAGAAGAACTATAAATAGCCTTAGTTACATTGTTGTTTTCTTGTTTTTTTAAAAGCATAATTTGTTTTATTTAATAATTGTTATTTTGCATGTGTTTTATAAGAATCAATATCTTTTAGTTGGAAAATTTTACCAGTACTAGTAAGGGTGTGGTTTAACTCATCTTTTTCGTCTAAGATTACTATTATATAATCACCTGTAATCATAAGACCACAATCATCGAATGTAATGTTTGTTCTACCATCCCCGCCAGTCTTAACCAGTAATTCAACTTTTCCAAATTTAGGTGCTGTAGGTATCATATTTTTTTTTTTATACAAATATACTAATAATTTTCTAAACAATCAATATTGCTATTTAAAAATAATTTCGTATATTTGCAAAAAAAAGAAATAACCGATGGATAGAAGAATAGACCCAAAAGTTAAAATTATCATGAATCAAGCCATTAGAGAAGCTAAAGACCATGATGATAATAAAATTAAACCAGAACATGTGATTCTATCTATGATGATAGACAACGATAACGAATGTGTTAGAGCGTTAAATATTATGAATGTGGATACTTTTGATGTATACGACAAAGTATCTGATTTTGTTAGAAAAAGTGACTTAACCCCTAGAATAGGTACAAACAGAAAAAGTCTACCATTTTCTGATGAAATGAAAGTTATAATCAAAAACTTAGACAAACATTGTGATAAACTAAACGATACCTACATAGATACAACACATGTAATGCTTAGTATTTTAGACTCTAAATTACCGTTAATTAAAATGTTATCTGAAATTGGTATAACATACAACAAATTTTTAAAAACCGTTACAAATATGGACAAATTCGAACACAAAAACAGTGCTTTTAGCAATGATGAAAATGATGAAAACGAATCTTTTAGAAAACCTAAAAACAAAGATTCAAAAACAAAAACACCAGTTTTAGATAATTTCTGTAGAGATATCTCTAAGGCTGTTGAAAACGAACAAGTGGACCCAGTGGTTGGTAGAGAAATTGAGATAAAACGTGTATCTCAAATTTTATCTAGAAGAAAGAAAAACAATCCAGTCCTTATTGGTGAACCTGGTGTTGGAAAAACTGCCATAGTAGAAGGACTTGCCCAACTTATTTTTGAGGGTAATGCTCCAAGAACACTAACAGGTAAAAAAATATACATGTTAGATTTAGCTTCAATTGTTGCTGGTACAAAATATCGTGGACAATTTGAAGAGAGAATGAAAGCCATATTAGAAGAATGTAAAGCCAATCCAGATATTGTATTGTTCATTGATGAGTTACATACAATCGTAGGTGCTGGAAACTCAAGCGGTTCTTTAGACGCGTCTAATATTTTCAAGCCAGCTTTGGCTAGAGGTGAAATACAAATCATTGGTGCTACAACACTTGATGAATATCGAGAAAACATCGAAAAAGACGGTGCGTTAACTAGACGTTTTCAACAAGTTCTAGTTGAAGAACCAACCTTAGAGCAAACTAAAACTATTTTGATGAACATCAAAGAGAAGTATGAAAAACATCACAAAGTTAAATATACTGAAGAAGCAATAGAAGAATGTGTCAAATTATCAGCTAGATACATTATGGATAGAGCAATGCCAGACAAAGCTATCGATGTTTTGGATGAAGCTGGTGCTACTACTAATATTTCAGTTGAAAAACCTGATGCTATTAAAGAACTTGAGGAAGAGAAAAAACTCATAAACGAGAAAAAAGCAGAAGTTGTAAAAAAACAACAATATGAAGAAGCTGCAAAACTTCGCGACAAAGAAAAAGAAATTACCGATAGTTTAGAAAAAGCTATGGTTGATTGGCAAACAAGTCTAGATGTTAAAGTAACTGAAGTTGGTGTTGATTTAATCTCTGAGGTTGTTTCTATGATGACTGGTATTCCACTTAACAAAATTTCAACTCAAGAAAGTAAACGTCTTATGAATATGGACAAAGAATTGAGTGGTAAAGTAATCGGTCAAGACGATGCTGTTGTTAAGGTTGTTAAGGCAATCAAACGTAATAGAATTGGTATCAAAGATAAAAACAAACCTGTTGGTTCATTTATTTTCTTAGGTCCTACTGGTGTTGGTAAAACACTTCTTGCTAAATTACTAGCCGAACATGTTTATGGTGATGCTGATGCTCTTGTTAGAGTTGATATGTCAGAATACATGGAGAAACACTCTGTGTCTAGATTGGTTGGTCCACCACCAGGTTACGTTGGTTATGACCAAGGTGGTCAGTTAACTGAAAAAGTTAGACGTAAACCACACTGTGTAATCTTATTTGATGAGATTGAAAAAGCTCACGATGATGTGTTTAACTTATTGTTACAATTACTTGATGAAGGTCATTTAACTGATGGTCTTGGACGTAAGGTTAACTTTAAAAATGCTCTTATCATTATGACATCTAACATCGGTGTTAAAGAGGCAAACTCTTTTGGTAAGACTATGGGGTTTGATACTGGTTCAACAGCTTTTAATGAAGAAGCTAAATCTAGAGCAATTATTGATAAAGCGCTTAAAAAGAAATTTAAACCAGAATTTCTTAACCGTATAGACGAAGCAATTATTTTCAATTCTCTTTCAAAAGAAAATATTAGAGAAATTATCAATGTTGAGATTAAAAACTTAGAAAGTCGTTTAGCTGAATTGAAATTTAACTTAGATATTTCTGATAGCGCTCTAGATTTTATAGCAAAAGAAGGTTATGATGAAGAGTATGGGGCTAGACCTCTAAACAGAGCAATTCAGCATTATGTTGAAGACTTAGTAGCCGATGAAATTCTTACTGAAGTGTTTGAGGAAGGTGATACAATCAAGATTGTTTATTCTAAAGAACAAGAAAATCTTGTGATAGAAAAACCTAAAAAAAGAAAAAAATCGTAATTTTAATTAAACCCACAAATTTTGTGGGTTTTTTTTATATTTATATGTATGATAGAAGATATATTAATAGAAAAATATGGTGATTACCTAGACCAATTAGATATCTATGAAACTAATTCTAGTTTAAAATTATCTATGATTAAAGTTAAACCAGAGTATAGATATAAAAAAAGCAATTACGGTAACAACCTTAAAATTGGTACAAAAGTAATGACCGATTTAGTTAAATATGCGGACGATAATAATAAAATAGCAACATTAACACCAGATAATATAGACGGAGTTGGTGTAAACCAATTAATCCAATTTTATAAAAAATTTGGATTTAAAATGAACACTGGGTATAATAAAAACTATGAGTATCGCGACACAATGATTCGTTTACCAAAAAAAGCTGGTATGAAAGAAAACCTTAAACCAATGATTAAAACTCTACTTAGAGAAGGGTTGATGACAAAGAAAGAAGATGACGTTTTAAACGTATCAGATTTCGTTAATTTTGCTAAAGAGTTGTTAGGTATCAATGACGATGTAAAAGTTGAACTAGCTTTCGAAAAAACACCAGATTTAAGAACAACGGCGTATTATCACAACGACGACCGTAGGGTTAAAGTATATGTAAAGGATAGAGCCAAAATCGATATTATGCGTTCAATCGCTCATGAACTAGTTCATCATAAACAAAATTTAGATGGCCGTTTAACTGATACGGAAAAAGATGGTGCTGATGGAAGTCCAATTGAAAATGAAGCTAATTCGTTGGCTGGAATAATAATGAGAAAATGGGGTAGGCTCCACCCAGAAGATTATGTATAGTACTAAAAAATTATTAAGGGAAGAAATCGCGTTAAACGATAAGAAACTGTTATTATCAAAACATTCGTTGATGATGATAGAAAATTCAACGTATGTTAAAAATGTTTTAGGTATTACAATACCTTTGAATGAAGGTTATTCACTTTCGATTAGAAAACAAATAATAAATGAACAGTTATTATATGAAACTTTTGTAGATTCTATTAAAACTTTTTTGAAAGATAAATACGATAAAGTTGCAGAAACAGTTAAAAATGTTTATGATGTAATGATTTTAATTAAAGATATAATAATCAACCCTAAAAAATTACAAACAGCTATCTTTTTAGCTAAAAAAAATTTAAACACTGAGTTAAAATATTTAACTACAAAAATAACTAATTTTTTAAAGACTATTAATCTAACAAACATAGCAACATATCTAAAAGGTTTTTTAGATAAAGTTACAAATATAGTAAATAAGTTAGTAAGTTATGATGGGTGGAAAGGTTTTATATTGGTATCTGGAATTAGTTTGCTATTAAGTTATGCTGTAAAAACATATGTTGACCCAATATTAGTTAACACATCAAAATTTTTTAACGAAGAATTTATGAAAATGTTTGAGAGTAAAATGAATCTTTTTAAACAATTGGTTGCTTTAGTACCAAGCGCTAAAGATATTAAACAAATTTTTGATTGGTTTAATACAATAGGTGCGACAGCGGAATTAATAACAGGTATTTTTACGCCAATATCAGAAAAAATAAAATTTGGTGATAAATTAACGCAACAAATGCAAAACAGATTATAAACTATGAAAAACACAATAAAAGGTGGTAAATCAGATAATATGTCATTACAAGACATCGCTAATAAATTCAACGTATCGCTAGATAAAATACAAGCACAATTAAAAAAGGGTGTTAAAATTGAATCGGAACATACCGACGATAAAGAAAAAGCCAAAGAAATTGCTATGGACCATATAACAGAATTTCCAGACTATTACGATAGACTAGGGAAAATGGAAAAAGAAGCAAATAAAAAATGGGAAAATGGTAAAGAAGAAACTAATGAAGGTATAAAAAAGTCTATAGCCGCAGCCTCATTGGGTTTAAGTTTATTGGGTAACCCTCAGATAGCCAAAGGTTCAGACATAACACCGATAAGTCAAACACAAACACAAAAGGTTTTAGCTAAAGTATCCATTGGAGGTTCTCAACCAATATCAAATCCAGATTTAGATTTAGTTCATGGTGTATTAGGTTCAAATAGATTACAAGATGATTTTGCAAAAAGAGTTGAAGACGAATTAAAAAACCAAGTAAAAAACGGAAATAAACCAGATGTTGCTAATATACAAGTAAGAACATATGTACAAGGTGATAAAATTATAACCAAAGCGTCTTGCGATATTGTTCAATCTGTAGATGGAATAGCTTATACGCATTTTACAACTAGAGGTTCTATTGGTTCTAATTATGCTCAAAGACATGATAATCAAATAAATGGTTTGATTGGTAGATTAGAAAATCATTATGGTGGTATTGCTAAACAAGTCGATGATTCAATTGAAATTTCATTCAAAATAAATGGTAATACAATATCTTATAAACAAAGTTTTTTTGTTTCTTCTGATGATAAAAATACAACAAATAATCAAAACATAGAACAAATTACTGGTACCGATATTAATGATTTAAGAGACAAATTAAACGCAGAAACAAAAGACATTTATATTGATGTTAATTCTATTAATGTGGATATGAAAAACTATACAGTATCATATAAAACTGGTGACGTTAAAATATATAAAATTTCTTTGTTATTTGATGATTCTGGTAATTTAGAGGATAGGTTAAAAAATATAAAAGCTAAAAATTCAACGTTTAAAGAAATAAAAAGAGGTGGGACAAATAATTTTAATTGGGTTATAAGTGTAATACCTTACAAAGAAATTAATGAATCTCAAAAAAAATTAATTAAAAATTTATTAAGAGAAAATTTAAAATAAAATAGGACCTATAACAGGTCCTCTTTTTTTCCTATGTATTCATGACTGTAACATATTCTCTTATTGTCAGCAAAATGATTGTTATAAACATTCTCGTGTTTAACATCAGTTCTTAATTTTTTATTCTTACTAGTTGGTTTCCATAACGATGATTTTTCCCTATATTGACCCATGCGCGGGTGTGCTGTTCTAGAAAAATATCTATGACCTTCATTTAAGTGGATTTGCGCTATCATATCTGAAAATCGAACACCTATACCCATTCCTTGAAAATCTGGCAACACAACCGTTCTATGACCCCTCCACGCGTTTTTAATTGTACCACTAGGCATAGTTATGGCCGCGCCAAAAGCAACAACATTTCCATCCCAGATTCCAACATAAAACCTAGCGGCTTTATTTACTTTAGAATCTAAATAGTGATGGTCGCTAAACATTCTCCAACTATCATTGTTTGCGCGATATACGTCAAGTTTGATTTCTGGTCGGGCAAAAAAAAACCGTCGATTAGCTCACCACTATCTGTATCAATTACCCAATCAGGTTCAAGCCATTCTAATATATCCCTATGGCACGTTGACAATACAACATTCTGGATACCATTATCCTTAACATATCTAGATAAAGATACGCTAGCAGCCTTAGCAACATTTCTGTCAACAACACTAGTGTATTCATCAATTACAGAATTAGATTTTATTTTTCTAGCTAAATCAGC